TACTGTAACGCCTGTGGCGAAGCCAACGTGCTTTACATATTTGTCGGTGACAATACCTGTGGATGCAATAGTTGCAATGTCTGTATAAGCACCAGTTGTTGAATTTTTAGAGACAACTTGGAAGCCGCCTTCTGAGCGCACTGGTCCTGTGAATGTTGTGTTAGCCATGTGATTCTCCTGTCGTGGCAAATGTCAGACGCACCATGCGGCTGTCAGGGATATCGGCACACTACAACAGGTTTGATTAAAAAGAAAGAGGCGATCCGAAGACCGCCCCTTAATTACAATACTGTTAAAAGTATTATGCTGCGCCTTCAGATCCGAAGATGCCGCGCCAGTCAGTAACACCAAAGCTGTAACGCTCACGCACTTTGTAGCGCACGTTGCCAGTCTCGAAGTCGCCTTCCATGCCTTTTTTCATAGGCGAACGCTGGAACATTTTCAGTCCATCAGGAACATCAGTAGTCACAAAGAACGCATCTGAGTCTGTCAGACGGCGCATCACATGATAACCTTTTGGCAAGTAGCCGCCAGATTTAATCGCGTTGATGTCGTTGTCAGCAGTACCAGTGCGAAGCTGTGATTCCAACAGACGCTCTGCAACAAAAGTGTAAGCTGTTGGGATAACCAACTGCGTACCTTGGGCAGCAATCCGAAGACCACGTTCGTCCTTCATATCCGCGATTTGGATAAGAATGGCTTCAAGTGATGTCTCAGACAAGTCAGCCGCTGTGGCTAACGTGTTAGACTGGTTGCCGTTCTGCGTTGGGTGTGACGTACTCAGAAGAGTAGTGCCATCGCCAATGTTTGCAGAAGTCGCGTTATTCAAGACGTTCGCCGCTTTGATTTCCTTAGTGGAAGCCATAGAACGTGCGAGTGCCTTGGTGTAGCGAGAAGCGATTGAGCCGTACTGGCCGTCCTCTTCAGCTTCCTCAGTGATTGAGAATGCCAAAGCAACCGTTTCGTGCTGATAACGTGCAGTCCACTGCTGGCCAGCGTCATCATAAGAGATGGCGGAGCCTTCAGATTTAGTTGGCGCAGAGCCAAAACCTGCGAGCAGAACGTCCTCCTCGAATGCCTTCTGAGAGGTATTCGATTCAAACACTGCTTCATATTCCGCAGGGTAACTGTCGTATTCGAGGCCAAAGAGGGTGTTTAGACCCGGCTCAAGCATTTTAGCAAAACTTGCTCTATTCATAGCCATGATTTAAATCCTCCTTAAATGCCAGCGACATTTGTACCAAGCAGGTGTTCATTAACTGTAACCTCCATGATAGCGTTCGCACCAAAAGCATTATCTGGGGCATCGTAAAGCGCAATGATCTTGCAGGTAGCAATACCCGCAGCCATCGTATCGCTCAGTTCAAAACCAGATTGACCTGTGAGGGTCGAACCTGCGCCTGCAACAACATCGCAACAATTGCCGATATTTGTCTGGGCCACTGCTGTCGTGCTAGTTGCAGCATTTGCTGAAGACTGACACTTAAACACTGTGTACGGGCAATCGTAGACATAAGCTATGATATCCGTAGCCACTGTGCCTGACGGCCAGTATTCACTGTAAACATATGATCCGTCTGATGCGGTGTATGACACCCCAGCAAAAACACCAATGTTATTTACTTCTGTTGCCGTGTGTGGAGTAATAGTTCCAGCAGCAATAATAATTACCAGATCACCTTTAAAGATGTTCTCTGCCAAACCAGAGGCAATGGTATATTTATTTGTGCGTGGCGCATTACCCGACATATGGCGAATTGGGACAAACCCAAAGGCAGCATCAACATTTGCCATTTTTTCGCTCCTATAGCGTTAAAGTTAATCGCTCATGGCAGAAAGATTTCTGCCGCGACTCATTTCAGACTTCCGTTCCTGATGGATTGGTAGCCCATTACGCCGTCCTAACGCATCGAGATCGCCTGCAACGGATTCGTTTTGCTCACCATTCTTGTTAGAATAGTATTCCTTCATTGATCTATGCCGCTCTTCTGGCATTTCACAGAGCAACATTCCTTCGATGCCTGTACAACCTTCCCACTGTCCGTGATTAATAGTCGGAAACAACTTGCTAGTCACAGTTTCAGCTTTGCGCGGTTCCCACCCTTCACGCATACGTTTGTATACGTTGTCTGGTGTATCTTTCCCTTGAATCGAGGTCGCTACCCACCTTTGAACATAACCGGGACGTGCATCAGGTGCATCCAAAAGTGCTGGGGGTTTCCATGCTGTTTCACGACGAGCTTGCTCATCGCGCATGGAGCTGCGAGTTTCTTCCGCACGAACATTTCTTTTCTCAGTCATAACTATTGTTCCCTTTGCTGACGACGAATTTCAGCTTCATATTTTTTAAGGCCATTTTCGTCATTAATACCAAGTTCCCGTGCCATTCTAAGATGATCTTGCGACATTCTAACTCTATTGCCCTTGTAGCTTGAACCGCCTGTAGTGGGAGCGACTGGTGGTCTACTTTTTGTTCGTGGCTTACTTGGACTTGATCCAGAAGATAACTCAGGAAATACTTTTTGTAAACGGCTGTTTAAATGATCGTAATAATCGTCCGAATTTTTGTCGAAACCTTCTAAGTCAAGTTGGACATCAATCGCACGGGCCGCTGCTGTTTCTCGTTCAAAACCTGCGGCATTGAACCAGTTATTTTGCTGCCACCAAGACATAGCTTTGGCGGGAGCTGGGTTTTGTGCAGCTTGCTGCGCGCGGCCCACGGTAGGTGATACCGAACGCTGCTGACGTTGCTGCTTCTGCATTTCCGCAATACGCATAGCCGCGCGCATGTCGGCCATTTGCTCTTGGAAGTTTACTTGAGCATCTGTGTCACCTTCCTCCACAGCTTTGTGAAGAGCTGACTTGGTTTGCTGGTAACGCTGATTAAAGTTCTCTTCAGCAGATTTCTGAGATCCTTGCTCCAGCCGTTCGAGACGTTTTTGGAGCTGGGCGTTTTGCTCTTGGATTTGCTTTGCTTGGACTTCGGCTTCCCTGCGCTGCGTAACGAGCTTTTGGATGCGCTTTTGGACTTTTGGGCCATAGTCATCTCCTTTTTCTTCGGAGACATCTACAGCCTCCTCACGGGCTTCCTGTACGGGATCGTCGATGACCTCTATCTCAAAGTCCTCCACTTCACCCTTGGCCTTTTTAATTTCGGCCTCGATTTCATTCATAATTTCATTGTCTGCCATTTGGATCACCCCACATATGCCGCGACATCAACCCCGTCTGGCAAGATCGATGTGATTTCATCATCGTTCAGCAGAAGGAACTTAACGCCTTTTACAACAATTTTCTGACCAGCGTATTTTCCATAGGTCACGCGATCTCCAACCTTGGGAAAGATTTCTGAGCGCCAACATTTGCCAGTGTCACGATCCCGATATGCCAAGTCGCCCTTGGCGCAAACTACGCCGTGAGCTGTTAGGTATTCTTCGTTGTCTTTGGATGATTCTGGCAGAAGTATGCCGCCTGATGTTTTTGCCTTTACCTGATTAGGTTGGACTAAAACCTTCCAATTCAGTGGAATTGGGAGTAGATCAGATCCGATTGTAGCTTCGGTTTGATCATCGGTATAGATTTTATCATGTTGATGAGACACGTCATACATCCTCTTCATTTATATTTTTAATCGTCTCGCGGATAATTTCAGATGCTTGCATTAAGCCCTCTGAAATCCCTACGTTTTTTTGGTATGAGCTAAAGTCGGACATTCGACCATCGACCATACTCTCAGCTATCTCCATCCTTTGTTTGTCCAGATTTATTCTGATCTGTTGCAGCAGATCGCTTACTGTCATTTTTGACACCTCCTGACATGGATACGCCAGTGACGTGAACAGTCACATCCTTTTTTTCATCTGACATTTAGTATCCTTTCTTTTTAGGCTTCGCCTTTTTCTTCATTACCTTCTTTTTGACAGGTTTGGAAGTTTTCTTTTTGCCATACTTCATCTTTTGTCCTCCTTTAGACATTAATGCGCCAAAACTTGCGCGGTTCATTTATACATCCCCCGCTGATAATTCACGGGCTAGGATCTTGAGCGTATCGGCAAAGCCCTTGTCCAGCTCTTTAGCCGCCATAGCAAACTTGCGTGGCGAAATATCATCAGAGTCCAACCCACGGCGCTCTAGGAAGCTCTTCGCCGCCCTGATTTCTGCCTGCGCTACCTTTTTAACTGCCGCTCTGGCCATTGCTGCCTCCTACTTGATCTAATGCACCGTAACCCATTCCAGTGCCAACTGCCAATGGAACAACATATGTCGGGATACCCTTTTCCATTACTGCTTTTCTAAACTCTGGCGTGATCTTGAAGCCCTTGCTGCTGAACGCACCAAAATCTTCTGACTGTAGATTGATTTCATCGACAGAAACATCTTTAGAAAATGCCTTCAGCAGCTTCTTCAATCGGTTTTGCACATCACGCTGATAATAGTTGATCGTGCCTTCCTTGGCTACATCGCGGCCACCAACTTTGGCAATCGCCTCTGGATCATTTGGAAATGACAGATAATCAACTTCTGGATCTTTGACAGCGTCATAGATTGAACGCCGCAAGCCTTCGTCCAGCCACTTGTTTTGAGAAGACATTAAAGGACCGCCTTCTGTTGCATTGTCTGGAACAGAGGGAAGTTTATCTATTTCTAATTGAAGTCCTTGCTTTTTGTTTGCAATATCATCAGTAATATCAAACACACCTTTTTTAATGTCATTTGAAAGCCAATCCACTGGTTTATCTTTTAAATATGAATAAACCAATTCTTGCGCAAAGTTGTTATTAGACCAATTTGTGCTTAATCGCGGTTGACTAGAAATCCATTCATTTACAAGTTCTTCTTCAAGATCAGTTAACTCGCCGCTTAAAGGAATTTCTGAAATGTCCTTATACTTTTTCATATGTGACGGACGAACAAAGTTTTCACCACTTTTGATAGATTTATTTAAATCATGGATGTTAGCCTCGTACCCTAATCTTCCGCGATCAAGATCACTCATAGATCTAAATATATCAGCCCGACCCTGACTTAAATCTCTACTTAAAACATTAAAGTCATCGTACAAATCATCCAATTTTGACATGACCAACGATTCATCGTAACTCATTGGAGAATTGTTAATTGAAGCCGAACTAAGGTTTTGCTGCGGATCTGACTGTATCTCGCCAACGTAACGAACAGTGTCGCCGTCTTCATTTACATAATCTGCGTGGCGTGTATGAAAAATTGTGGCAGCGTCATCCTCGCCAAAGTGGCGACTTTTTGCCAGCGTATCTATTTTAATACGACCCGTAGGATCTGTATATTGAAATAAACTCTCTGTATAATCTGTACCGCCCTCTGGAAAATACTCAGAATACTCTGTGTCTCCCGCGTCTACAGACTCAGGTCTATCTACCCCATAACGATACATAAAATTTGGAGGATCGTTATTAAATTCGTCTTCAAGATTTTCTCTAACTCGTATGTTTATTTCGTCTTGAAGTCGGTTTTCACCACCATACTGGTGAGCAAGAGCATCTTCTGAATATTGGAAAAATTCAGCATCACCATCTGGGTCTATATATACCCAGTCCTTGCCTCTAAGGTCATCCAAATTTGTGCCTAATTTATTGGCTTGCTCTTCGAGGTATCCATCGTCCAGTTCGTCTGGCCTGCGATAGCCAGCATCTGGAAGATTATCTGCTAGAACATCTCGATAATTATTCGTAGCCTCACTCAGCCAAGGCCCATCTTCCAAAACTTGATCTACAGCTTCACGCATATCCATAGGTTCAGCTTCAGATCCAAGAACACCTTCGGCTCGACGCACATTTGGAACCAAGCGCGGATCGTTTTGCTCAAGATAGTCAATAATTTCTTCTTTGGTTACGTTCTTGCCGCTAAAGAAATCATCTGCCCCAGACCACTCAAGTTCGTCTGGCTTTGCGCCTGTCTTGATCATTGTAGCTTTTAGCTGCTCATACGGACCCTTCTTCTGCTTGAGGTCCATAGCGGCCTTTAGAGAAGGGCTAAAGAGAATATCATCTACTGGTATCCTATTTGCGCGTTCTGCCGCCTGTGCCGCTGTTATAGCGTCTGCGAGAGATGTCCCGCCTGAAAGCGTGGGGTCTATTGTGATTTGTGGTTCAGTTGCAACGGCCACTGGCACTTCGGGCGCTCTGTTGGCTGCTGTAGCCGCCTTAGATGCGCGGCCAAGCCGTGAAAACAAACCCAAATATGGAGTTAAATATTGCTCTCCAAATTCACCAAAAGCCAAGAGTTCTCTAGATAGCCTGTCTTCTTGGCTTTCACTTTGAAATGGAATTTGCTCTGCGACAAACCCAGCTCCTGCGCCTAATCCAGCAAACAATGCGTTTATCGCGCCCAATCCAGCGTCTGCAATGCCGCCATAAACGTATTCAGCCCCAGTGGGACCACCGGGATAGAAACGCATCTCTGGGAGAACAGTGGCCACGCCTTGGCCTGTGACAGCGTTCTTAAAAGATTGGCCTGCGTCTCTGGCGTAATCGCCTGCAACATTAAACCCAAAATTGCTCAGTGGCTCATCTTTTGGCGCTTTTGGCGCAGGCGGGACATAGCCCACAGGATCTGCGCGAGGGATCATAGGATTATCATCATAATAATCAGTTAGATAATCAGCATAAGCCTGCGATGGGATGTTGGGCTGACCGTCAGGACGGAATGCGCCCTGTGGGAAACTCGTTCCAATTTTTAAAAATGTGTCAGCCATATTCACCACGCCTTACATGACCAGTACCTAGCTTTCGTCTTAGGACCGGGGTTATCACAATTATGGCGCGATCTAAAGTTAGATCTGCGGCCCTTCTGAGTTTTTTTGATAGTCATATTCGGATCGCCAAAGGTCACGCGCTTTACCTTGTCGCCGTCTTTTACATAAACCACAGACTTCTTTTTGCCATAAGATGTCTCGCCCTTGGAAATGCGGCGCGGATTGTTGAGCTTTACGGTTTTACCTTTGTACGTTGCCATTATATGCCACCACCTTCTTCTTTAAGGGACGCCACAAGACCTGTGAAGCCTATTGCCGATAATATGCTGGCAGACAAATTTCGTAAGTTACGAAACTCTGGGTCAAAACGGGCAAACTTAGATCTTACATCAGCAAGATCAAAAGTTGTTTGAACTTTTGCGCCAGTTGGATCTGTTGTTTGAAGATCCATACCAGAAAAACCTTCATCTTTTGCAGTTTGAATATTTTCTCTTACATTTTCAAAATATTTATTTTCACCTTTTGCCAAGTCAGCAGCAGGCATGGCTTTTCTTTTGCCGCGCAAAAGTAATGGCAATACTCCAGAACCGCTTTCTATAAATTCATTATAGGGAAGGTCGCCGCCTGCGTAATCTGATGCAATTAACGGCGTGTCTGTAGAATAAAGAACTTTACCGCCTAATCCTTGTTTCATAAACACTGGATCAAATTTATCTAGACTTGCTACTTTTGTGCCGTGATATGACACATTATCAACATCAAAACCCATCTCATCAGCTCTAGCCATTCTTGCCTCTTGGCTCATGTCCAGTGGCGTATTGGCATACATATAAGGATTGTCAGCCGCAGACATCATTGCCTCAGTGACTTCGTCAGCCTTGCCAGCAGCGCGCAGCTCTAAGATCTTTCTGGCCATATCTTCAGCAGCATTTGTTGCGTCAGGTAACGCGCCTATTTTTTTACCAGCCTTTCCCAAAGCAAGTAATGTACTAATCCCACCCATTACCTTGGTACTCCTAAAGCTGCGGGACTAAGTGGACCCTCAACGTCCTCTGCGCCTCTGAGATATTTGATCTCGACTGGTATAGTTGGCCTGCCACTCTCAACGCCCTCAATGATCCTGTGATTGCCTTCAACCACAAATGGCACACCGTCTTCACGCACTTGGATCAAGATTGGCGATTCATCGTAGCCTGTTTCTGCAATAGATTCACGCAACCTACGCATTTTTTCTGGATCTGGTCTGTATGTTTCTTCACCAACAGATCCCGCTATGTTGGAAAGTGTGTTTGGGTTTAGTCGGATTGGCTCTTTGAAGTAGCCTGTCACGCCCTCACCAGAACCCAAAGTGGACTCATAAGTGTTTGGCTCTGCGCTCTGGCGTTTCTCTAATGCGCGTCTTAGCTTGCCTGCCAACCAGTCACCGCCGGGGTTATCAACACGAAGTCTAGGCAGAGCTGGCTGCGCATCCTTGATTATCTGGATCTTGATATTGTTGGCACTGCGCGGATCTATTAATCTCTGACGTGCGGCTCTATCTAGAACAACCGCCAAATCTTCTGGGGATGCGTCCTCAAGTTTATCCATTGCCACGCCAGATAATTCCGCAAGCTCAGAGATCTTGGGGTTTCCCCTAGCAGCAGAGCCAAATAGCTCACGCCCAAGGGACATAGCAAGTTTACCTAACGCGCCAAAACCTGCCATTACTTTTTCTTCTTTTTCTTCATCTTCTTAAAGTCAGCGCCAGTAATCTTGTCCTTGGGCTTTGCTTTAGAGGCAATTTTCTTTTGTGCTGGGCTTAGTTTCTTCATGCTTTGTGCGCCTTCTGAATGTCAAATGACGCCTTCTTAACAGCGCCTTTGTGGGGCTTATAATCGCCCTTCATAAGTTTGTAGCCTTTGCCAGACTTCATCCAATGAAATCCTTTGGGAGCTTCAACTGCTTTTTTTGCCACTTTTCTTTCCTTTCCAATTTACGCGCTTTGCGGATGTCTTGCTTTTAGCCGCTGATTTAGCTGACTTGCTTTTACACTGTGCCATAGTCGGACGGCAAGCAGGATAACCTCTCTTACTTTTAGCAGTTCTAGATTTACGGCCACAAGGCTTGCCTGTCTTGCAGTCAACCCAGCCCTTGCCTTTGTTCTGACCAAACCAGTCTTTCAGGCTGTTGCCGCTACTTTTTTTTCTTGGCACTTTTCTTACCCCAGTTCTTTGCGCCTACTTTTCGGCACTTTACCAAAGCCCCAGATCCATAAGCAGAAGGCCACGTTCCACCATTGCGTGTATAACGGGCCTTCACTTTTTTATAACATGCATCTCGCTTCGGCTTTTTTGCTGGCATTATAACGTCCCTATTTACTTATCTGTTATAAGGGTATCCCCGCCTTGTGTCATCAGTTTGATAAAGGTATTCGTTTATGATGTCTGATAACTTTTTTGTGGCAGGCTGATTTGCTTGGCGTAGCTCCATAGAGCGGATCGTGGTTGCCTCTGGAGGAACAAACCCATCAATGATCCTATTATTATAAAAATCATTGAAAAACATGCTTGTCGGCACATCTCGAAAGTTACCGCTTTCATCTGCCATTCTGTAGACAGGCGTACCTTCAACACGCTTCAAGCCTGCTGGATATGTTGTGTGCATTGAGACTGGATCTACAGGCGCATTATAATCGATCTGAGCGATCATTCTGCCTGCTGCATCGCCAGAACCCATGCCAAGCATATCTGACTTAGAAACAGCGGCTCGAACAGAAGCCTGATCTGGGAATCCCAACTTCATGCTTCTTGGCTTTGCCATTTCTTCAGAGAACGCCTTACGAGCTTCGCCACGATTGGGTCCACGAAAATAAGCTCTGACGGCATCAATGTCGGATGCTTCTAGATTATTAAGACCCGGCCAATCTGGAATGCGATTTCGCAAGTTTTCGTCAAACTGCTTCGCTGCCTTTTTGGTGATCTTCATGTTTGGCAGCATGTTGAGCGTGACATCAGAAACCATTGTAGAGAAATTCACATTGTCACCAGCCGCGTTGAAGTAAACGCCATAAACTGGCGCACCTTCTTCCAAGATCTCACCAGTCTTCGGATCTTCCACCTGACCAGAAATCTCTTTGGCTTTCTTAATTTGCTTATTTAGGATTGATGGGTCACTTCCCCAGAACCGATTATCCACTACGTTTTGGCCTTCGGTGGCATATTCGTAGCCACCTTCTCGCGCTACTGGATTGATCAGGGGAACGTCATTCACGCCAACAATAGACCCAGTACCACTCGCCCGATCTCCCTTGATCGACATGAACTGAGCGCCCTCATCGATAGCTTGCTGGAAGTTGAAAGGAGTAGGGGCTGTTTGCGTTCTGGTGGTCACATCGATTTCTGCACCTATCTCTTCCAAGGGAACCATGCCCCTTGTGACCTTCATCCTGCCTATCGGGGTGTCTTCAACATATCCGCCCTTTGTCAGACCACTGCCACGACTTTGATTTTGAAGGTAGCTTCTTATAATGGCATTTGTTGTTTGATCATCTGAATATCTCAATCCTTCCTGAACGATATTGCCGCCAACTTCAGCTACAATTTGTTCGTAAGACTTGAAGACACCACCGCCGACATCAACCGCTCCATCAACGCCTAATTGAGCAATTTTCTTTAGAGCGGTTAAAATACCCATTACTTCTTCGCCTTCTTCTTGCCGTAGCCAGATGCATAGGCGGCTTGTCCCTGCTTCTCAGCTTCGGCTTTAGTCTTGTAGACCTTGCCCTTGCTGCCCCAACGATAGCCGCCCTTGACTTTGCGAACAGGCATATCAGCCTCCCAGAAGTTTATTCATCATTTCATGGACGTTCCCGCCATCGAGCTTCATAACTTTGACTTTGACATCTTCGCCGTGTGGCATTTCCATCATTTCTTCATCGTCATACATCTCTTCGTCATCTTCATACATTTCTTCGTCATCAATGCCCATCATTGTCTGGTGGCATAAAAGCAGGAAGTTAACCAACTGATCGTCGGTCATATCAAGTCCAGCTTCGTCATGGCTAAAACCCATTTTGCTCATAAACAAAGTGGCGTTGTCTTCCATGTTTTCTACATTAACTTCAGCCATATCGGCCTCCTATCGAGTTGGACGCATCACTGGGCGTAGGGATTGCATTGGTGCGGTTGGACGCGCTTTTGGACGTGTTGGGGTAACAAAACCTGCGGCGATTGCATCATCCACGCTCATTACCCTTCCAGCGTCTGGAGCCATTTGAGGTCTTGGAGTGTCAGGCATCATTCTTGCCCCAGCTCTTTCACCTTGCATATCAATTCCACGTCGCGCTGCTTCTTGAGCCGCATTCTTTGCCGCCATAAACTGATCCATTTGTTCTGGAGTAAGATTTGTTGGCATTGCTGTGTCCATTGCCAATCTCATCTCGCCTTCAGACACTGCGCCCATACTAGGATCTTTCATAATATCTGGATTTGTACCCTGTGGGAATGAATCCATTTGCTCAACTGGGAACCTGTCCGTAGCGCCAACAACCGCCTCGAACATCTCGCGTTCACGGTCAGTAAGTGCGCCACCAGCTTGAATACGTTGGCCAATCATCATCAATTGCTCTGAGGATTCTTGATCCATATCGCCGGGGCGAATGTTTTGCAGGAACTTCATGACCAATTGGTAGTCTGGGTTTTGTGTTATATCAGCCATTATAGCCTCCTATGTTATATCTTCTTCTGTAGCATCATACTTCAGTGCATTGCTAAGATCTTCTTCAGACAGAAGCGCACCTTCAGCATTTCTATACATTACCTTACCGTCTATTATAACTTTTTCCAACGTCTCATTGAAATCTATTCCGTTAACCCATCTCGCCATATAGGCTGGCAAGCCAGCAGCACTGCCACTTATGAAGAACCGATTGTATATTCTGTTAACAACTGGATCGTTAGTGACTGTTTCTGCGTCAGTGCTGGTGTTGATGACTGTTTCTGCGCCAGTATCAGTATCAGTGGCAGTGGTATCAGCAGCATCCATCGTGTAATCAATCGTACCAGCCTCACCCTCATAGCCAGTATACTCACCAGCTTCATTAAATATTGGCGTAGCCCCACCTTCTAATGCAGCTATCTGTTGATCAAAAATCGCCCTACGTTCGTCAATCCCAGACATCAACATTTCTTCGCCAAGCATACCGCCAAAATAAGGAATCACCATACCCGGCAAGAACGAGGCAAAATATGAAGTCATGCTAGGCGGAATATCCTCAAGCATTTGCATCCTTGCGTCTTCTACCAATATTTGGTCATCTGTCATGCCAGTAGTGTCTACAGAATTATTGCTAAAGTCATCGGCCACGCCGTAGACGTAATCGGGTCCAAACACACCTTCAGCCGTGCCGCCCCCAGTTAAATCGTCTCCAGTCGCTACCTCAACCAACTTACCAGTTGAGTCATACCATGCCCCATCAAAAAATGTTAAAGGGTTTGCAAGTTTTTCTGATAAAGTTCTTTCGTCGTCTACCTCGACGCCATCTACATAAGTTTTTTCGCCAAGAAAACTCGCGAGGTTCATAATATTTTGCCCCAAAGTATTTTCACCAGTGTCTGGAATTAGTTTATCCAATACACTAAAATCTTCAGTTTGTGTGGGATCTGCAACAGCAGTGGTAGTATCAACAGCGGGGGTAGTATCATTATTGTTGTTTGTGATTGTCACTGGAGTGCCGTTGCTATCTTGATCAAAATCATAAATATTTTCATCAACAAATTTCTCAACGTAACCCTGATCTCCAAACGTATTACTAAAGCCAGTGCTTATTGTATTTCCAATATTGCTCAAGCCAGTTGAAATATTATCAAAAAACCCCGGCTTATCATCGTTACTAGAGGTAGTTGTCGCGCTAGGAGTAGAGCTACCTATACCAATGTCACTTTTAAAATCATCCCAGCTATAATACGCAGGCACACCGCCCGGTCCCTCAAACGCAGGCATTCCACCGCGTTGGCTTTGTATTAAAGCCTCTTCCTGTGGGTTGATGTACGCCAGCATATGCGGTTGGCCCATAATTTCAGTTTGACGTGGCGCGCCGTTAGCAATATTACTCAATGCGCCCATACCTGCATCTGGGTAGAATGGCTCTGGTTGAGGTGCAGCCATCATATTCTGAGGCATTTGGTTTTGCTGCACAATCGCGTTTACGCGGTCCATAAAAGTATTCATCACGCCCTCATTGGTGGTTGTTGCACTGGTGGCTGCGGCTGTGGCTGTTGTGGCATCATCGCCTCTGTGATCGCGCCCAGCGCGCCGGGTTCACCCCCACCCATGCGCCGCTTGATCTCCATCACCTTGTCAATCAGGTACTTATTCATATCCATTGGCTGACCGCCCTGTGGCCCACCCTGTGGACCGCCTGCCTGTGGGGGTGGTGGTGGACCTCCAGCCTGTGCCGCAGAGGGCAATGCCCCAAATAAATCAGGACGCAGTGGAGGTAGATTATATTGTGGGGGGTACATTTTTCATCATCTCCATCTGAATCTTCGCCGCGTTCTTCTCACGTTCTAGCTGCAAATCTGCCTCCAGCTTAGTAATCTTGGCCTGCATGTCAGCTTGCGCCTTGGCCATTTCGATCTCCATGTCCTGACGGGCTTCGGCCTTCTTAATATCAATGTTGGATTTGGCCTTGGCCTGATCAGCCTGTATCTGCGCCTGTGTACGCGCCTTGAGAGCATCAGTCTCTAGTTTAGCAAGCTCCTGTGCATATTGCAGTGGATTACCCTGCTGTCCCTGACCGCCAGCCATACCAGATAGTGCCTCGATTTGCTTCATCTGAGGAGCTGCCGCAACAACTTGCGCCGCGCGCTGGCTGATTAAAAGATCCATCTGAGGATCTACAGCACCAAACTTAAAGTCTGGATCTCTGAAGTTTGGCATTGGCGGCATTTCCATCTGAATGCTTGCCTCCATGCGCTGACGGTACAGAAGCGCAATATGCTCTGCGATGTGAGCAATCAAAACAGGCTGCATTTGTTTTGCGCCGGGATTGCCGCCCAATGACGGATCTTGAATGAACTGCATGTGGACTGCGATGTGCGCCTCATGGTCTTGCTCTGGGAAAGCTCGAATTGGCTTGCCATACAGAACGCTCATGTTCTCATCGATTGGGTCCATCTGCACCGCCTCTTCAGGCTTCTGCAAAATCTCATCGATATTTGGAATGCGGATCGCCTCATACATCCGCTTGTATGCTTGGTATAGGTCGTGAAGCTGCGGAGCTGATCGCGCCATTTCCAAGACAGCTTGTGCCTGCGCGATGCGCTGGGCTGTCGAGAAGATGTTAGGATCAGACACTGGAACAATGTCAATCCGATCATCAAAGTCGGTGCGATAAATAATCTCCGCAGCTCCAGCCTGCGAAAAGCTGAACTCATCAGGGAGGTTTTCAGCGTTCAGCCCCGCAAGGAGTTTAAACTCTTGGCCCTGCGCGTAGTGAAGTCGTTTGTGGATTGCACTAAACGCCTTTGATCCCTGTTCAATCAGGGCGACAGTCGTGCCGACTGGGGCGTTTGGATTCGCGTCACCAATGTTAAGATCTGCCGTGCTGGCGAAACGCTGCCCTGCATCCACCATAAATCCAAGCAGATTAAAGAGCGATCCTGACGGCTCTTTGAACGGCAAAGGCATGATGGCCTTGTTCACGTCATCAACTGTGCTGTCGAGATCTACAAACTCACCGGGGCTGATCTGCATGTCGCCGCCTTGGACACGGCCACGCAGCTTAAATCCACCCTGCATGTTGGAGAATGCGGCACTGTCGAGAAGGGCGCGCAGCGATCCTGTCGCCGCTTTGCCCAAGCCACCGATCATGTGGTAAAGTCCAAAGCCATAGAAACCCAGACCGGGCAGGAACTTATAGCTCACAAACCAGTCACGGCGTTTTTTCATCTCATCGTCTTGCTTCCAGTTGCGGCGGATGGCCACCACGTTCTGGTTCTCATAGTCGATGGTGATCACATACGGGATGGCGACTGCGTTGTCATCGACATCACCGTCATCCATTTCCTCGCCATCAATGCCGTCGAACAGGTCATAGACGTGCATCTCAAGCAGTGTCATCACATTGTCTTGGCTATCATCGGACTGGTCAACGCCTTCGATCTCACCGATCACATCGCCTGACGGATCTAGGCCATCGCCGCCACCGTACTTAGTCGGCAGGTAGTATCCGTTCTTAACGTAGCGATTGAAGTCATTCTTCGGCATACGGATGACGTGGGTGTAGCGGGGTGACGTGTAGAGGTCTTTGCTTTCTGGAGCCACCACAAAGTCTTCAGCCTTAACGAACTGGCTGCACTGGCGATCTAGGTTGGCGTCCCACCATACCTTTTTGAACGTGTGGCCGATCAGCGGAAGGTGGAACAGCATCTGATCCAGATCAGGGAAGTATTCGGGCATTTCCTGCGTGATCTGGTAGTTCATGTATTCTCTAGTACGTCGAGCTTGCTCTTCTAGCTTTTCGTCTGGCGTACCAATGATGATTGTTTTAATCGGGCCACCTGACGGGTACAGCTCTGCAATTGCCTTGGCATTGAACTGTGTGGCGGCTTCAGCGATTAGCGGATGCACCACGACTGACAGCCCACGGGCTGCGCGTTCGTCTTCGCCTTCTGGCAGGCCACCATCTGGATCTAGCGTCTTCAGGCCATCCTTATAGCGTTCTTCCCATTCGGCACGGGCTGCGCGGTCATTCTCGTAGTAGCTGATCAGCTCTTGAGCTTTTCGGGCTAATTCTTTTTCGTCGATTACTTCGGCTAAGTTGATGTCGAATTGTGCGTCATCGACTTCGTCCATCATGTCAAGCTCTGGATCTCCAATTAGCACATCGCCATCGGCAAGCTCTTCGATCATGAGTTCGTCGGCTGGAGCGCCTTCGGCAAACGGGATAATGTTTGGGTCAGCCATAGAGCGTCATCCTTTGTTTTTGTACAGGTTCGTCATCTTCTGGGTCTTCGCTATGCCCAACAAACCACCCTTTTCGTAATCTTAACCACGCTTGGGTGCATGTGTCCACTACGTCATCATTTGGGTGAGCTGGGAATGCAGCACATATATCAATTAAATCTTTAGCCCATTTTCGGCTGGAAGGGAAGAAAATCCTTCCATCCTCCAAAAGTGCGGAGCTGGCATGGGCGCGAGCCTCCTTGTCACGATCTGGACTGTAGGCCAAAACTGGTACGCCTGCCATGCGTAAGTCTTGCAGCAAAGATTGTCCTGACGCCTTCTTCTCGATCAGCACTGCATCTGGCTCCCATTCATCGTAAGCCTCTTGCGCCATGCGGCGAAGGTCAGGGTAGCTGACCTTATCGTACCAACATTCAAGCACAATAGCGCACATTGCGCCCTTGTGGCTAAACACGCCCCAAGTTGTACGGGCGCTAAAGCTGGAGCTTTCTTTTGCTTCGAAGGCCGTATCGTATGATTGCAAAACGTATTCGATGTCGGGCAGGTCTTCCTTCTCCCAAGGAACCCACCAGCTTGCCTTTAGGATTCCGCCACCTTTGGGTGATGGGCGCTGCTGTAGCTGGCCAGCGGCTGCATAAGATCCAAGGCTTCGCTCTAGAGTTGTTAGCGTTCTGTCATCGATGCGTTCAGGCCAGAGCAGCTCACCCTCTTTTGTGCGCGGATCTGAAAAGCCCAGCCATGACTTGCTTGGCGTTGGGTGGCCGATTTCGTATCTGGCAGGCAGGCAGAGGTGGTTCCACTCATCGCCTAGCTGGTTGGACAGGATATGCCCGGTCAGGTCTTGCTCATGCACACGCTGCATGATGATAACGAAAGCGCCAGTGCGGGGATCGTTAAGCCGGGTCTGCATGGCTTGGTCCCACCACTCCAGAACGCCTTCACGCACCTTAGAGCTGTCGCTGTCTACCACATTGTGTGGGTCATCGATGCAGATGATGTCACCACCGTCACCTGTCAGAGCGCCGCCTACAGACGTGGCTATGCGGTATCCTGTCCTGTCGTTCTCGAACCTTTGCTTCTGGTTTTGGTCACCAGTGAGCTGAAACTTTTCACCGAAGTGGCGCTTGTACCACGGGCTGTCGATCAGGCGGCGACACTTTGTGCTGTCTCTGATGGACAGGGAGGAGGCATAAGAAGCGTACAGGAACTTCTTTTCTGGCTGATGGGTCCAAGTCCAAGCTGGCAGCGCAACGGCCACGCTGATGGATTTCATGTGGCGTGGCGGCACGTTTATGATCAGACGTTTGATGTCGCCTTCGACAACGGCTTGGAGGTGATCGCTGATTGCATCGACGTGCCAGTTGTTTTGAAAGTCAACGCCCGGTTCAATCGTCGGCCAAGCTGCTTTCGTAAACTCCCTCAATGATCTGCGGTAACGCTCCGCCTGCACTTGCTCCAGTGTTAGACTGTTCAAAAATTGTTGCAAGTGCGCTGAGTTGTTCATCGCTAATCCTCGTAATATCTATGACGTGCTTTTGTTCTACGGTTGTTGCGACCTCTTTTTTATCGACCCAGCCTGCGCGGTTCTTGAGAAAGAAGATCATCGCGGTATTATCCCGATCAATCGTGGCCTTTTCATAGAGCGCGTTGGTGACTTGCTGTATTCCTTCGGCTTCACCGCTTTTTATAGCCTCTGAAAACTCTGAATATTCTGCCTGATAAACATAAAAAGTTGCTACTGAAATCCCCAGAGAAGCTGCACATTGTTCCTTGGTTAAGCCCTGCGCCATGAAGCGTCTGGTGTTTTCCAGCACTTCATCAGTGACCTCGAACTTGGGTCTTCCGACAGGGTTCTTTGATTTTTTCTTTGCCATGTGGTGATCTTCCCAGTTTTACTGCAATGTAAGATAGATCATTTAAAAAAGAAACCCCACCGTTTCAGTGCGAACACTAGCCGGGTGGGGTCAGTTTGGGATGAGGCCACAGGCATGGGCCAAATCGAGCAGTACATTTTTGCTATCAACTTGCAAGTGATATTA